GGATCTGCTCCGTATCGTGCTTGCTGTGCAGCAAACGGATTAGCGATTGCTTGATCTCGCAGCCAATTACGATAAGTAGCTGCCATTGGTGCATATGCACTTTGCCCTATGGTTGTCATAACATTCTCCCTTTAATAAGTAAGATAGTCTCCGGTATCCCCAACATCTATTGACGGGGTGGCATACTGAGTTGTATCCCCAATCATACCAAAATAATTATTTCTGACAACATACTGTAGCCAACCTTCGTCACGGTCAGTATTAGGATTAGCTACCCATTGGTCATGAAGCCTCTTTAATATAGAGGATGTTTCATTCTGTAAAGTAACAGGAGTTTTTTGCATAATAGGTAGAGCTGCCAGTGCCTGTTGGTTCTGATCTGAATTAGGACTTGTCATCCCAAACCGTTGCTGCCATCTATATCCAGCTAATTCTTCGTTAGTATATTGTTCATTAAAATCAAAATCTTTAGTAGGGCCACCAGTTTCTAAGAAACCTACAACTTCATTAATCTTTTTTAATAAAGCATCGCCTTCTAAGGGTTTATAATCATCAAGAAAATCGCTATAAGGATTAGCATTAGGATTATCGGATAGTCCACCAAATAACCTTCCCGGCGTTGCCCCACTTGAAGTGATTGTTTGCCCTTGAATATCTCCAGCCCACGGATCATCTTCAGCTTCCTGTAATAAGAACTGAGTCCAAGCTGTCCTTCTTAAAGGATCTCCTGCTAATCCCTGCTGGGACACGAACTGATTCATAAAAGGATTGCCACCACCAAAATTCTTTCTTAGATAGTCTTGGTATATAGGCGACCAAGGAGCAGATGAATATGATCCTATACTATATCCGGGTTCTCCTCTCTCAGTCTCATCGATATCAGTTGTAGTTTCAGGAAGTTTATCCCCTCTTTCTTTTTTCCATCCGCTTATAATAGTTAGTATTTCTTCAGGAGTTTTGTTTCTTGCAGTTCTAAGCCACTCTTCAGCTTGTTTATCATTAATAGTCCCTGCCTTCCATGCCAGATATAACTGGGATTGGTCCTTATATAAGGCACGAAGATCAACGTCAGAGTCATCAGTATCGTCTTCATCTGTATCGCCAACTATTTTAGTATCTCCGTCAATAGGCCGGTATTTCTTTCTTGCATCTTCTGCGTCTTGAGTATCTTGAGTATCTTCAGATATAGGCATCGAACCAGCACCAATAGGAGTATAAGGAAGAACTGTATTTGCTACACCTTTCCAGAAATCTGCCGCTGCTGCGGCTGCTTCAGGAAGCATATTTCCAATAGCTTCTGCCCCAGATCCGGGAATGATAGTAGGAGACTCTACTACTGCATTTGGATCACCACCTTCAGGATAAATAGTAGTACCAAACGGTCCCTCTACTGTTGGAGGTTCATATGTTGTGCCCAGTACTTTTTCACCGGGACCAATAACTTTTTCTAATACATAGTCAACATATGCCTTATCATCTATATTCTCTCTTAATACTTCTTCTATTGCTTTTCTTATATTATCTTCACTAAGAGCATAATTCTTAGCGTATGCAGTAATGAGTTCGTTTATAGATCTATCCCCTTTAAATCCTCTGTCTGAATTAGGATTTAATATCTTTTCCGCAGCCTGTCTAGCTCTATGGCTCGCTACATTACTTAGTCCCGGAGTAGAAGGAGCATCGGGAATCACTTCAGGTTCAGGTGTAGTTACCTCAGGAGCAGGGCGAACTATTCCAAGAGTCTCCTCTTCACTGGGAGGAGGAGATACTGGTCGTTCTATAAACTTAGCAGCATTATTTATTTCTGTAGTGTTAGTCCCAACTGGTCCTGCAATCTGATGTATCCCACTGGAAGTTTCCTTGAAGATACCAGCATTAGTCCTCTTAAACCTTTCTATTTCCTGCTGTCTTGTAAATCCCATCTAGTCCTTACAATCCTATCTGGCTTAATCTATCTTCTCCCTGTGCACCCGGCCTCGGCTGTCCGGGGGCAACATTATTAGCCGGAGGCGTGGGACTTGGAGGAGGCACTCCCATCATTGCATTAGGCATTACTCTGGGGTCAGCCGTAGGTGGCCCCCCACCTTGAGGTGGCCCCTGTTGTTGAGGTGCCATAGCTTGAGCCTTCATCATCTGTTTCTGTTGAAGCAAGAACATTAATTCACCGTAGTAGAACTGAGCCAGATCTCCTCTGCCTCTGTTCTCTGTAGCTGATAACAGTGACCACAATGACGCTTCAGGTAACATTCGTTCTGCCATTTGTTCCTTAATGGCATCTTCAATGGAGTCTGCATCCTGCAATCCTAGTATCTTATCTCTCACATAGTTATCAGACAGTAACGGTGTCTGTCCGTCCCTAGCCATCTGAGCCATAGACATACGAGACATGTCATCTTCTGGTAGCTGACTGGCTATAGTTATTTCAGGCATCCCTGCCATTTCCATACTGCCGGGATCAACAGTCTCGTTAAAGAACGCCCTGTTCCTGTCACGACCACTGACACTTACAGGGTCGTATGCACCAGTAATATATTGATCGCAGAGTATATTGGTAATTTGCATATAGGCATCTTCCATAGCTATGATCCTTGGTCTTAGAACGCTATCAATACCTTGTCTGAGAGTATTAATAGCAAAACCAGATAGCTGGAATTGCAAGTCTCCGTAAACAGTATGAGGTATGGCTCCTCTCTGTAGCTCTCCTGCTACCAGCCCCATGTATGCCCCTGTTTCTTTTGCGACTTCCATAAGTCCGAGAGGTGACACATCCTCCCCATTCGCCAAAGATATCTCTGCCCCAGCTTTATATGGATCTTCATCCAGCGTCTTCTGCCCATCCCTAGAAACAATCTTTATACCCTGCTTCCTAGAACGTGCCACCATTTCCATCATTACGGACATGGTGAAGTTATGCTTTTCGTATAGTTGTCTATTCCCTACATATATAGATTCACCATAGTCGGCAACTGTATCTGTAATAGCAGTCTCATCTATATTTTGAATAAGTGGTTGAGGACCAACCATACCAAGAAAGACAGGAACCCTGTCATTACCATGAGGAGTAGGTTGCTTAAGGATGGCATCCTGAGTACAAACAATATTGTGCTCATCATCATAGTAATCATAAACATCAATAGGCGTTTCATCATCCTGTTCGTCTAGGCTTATCCCATACTGTTGAAGTATTTGATCTTTTGTTTTTTGTATTCTGTAGCAAGCCCAAGCTAATCCTTCTTCACCCTCACCCCAGTAGGTATGCATAGGGTCCCAAGGAGTAATATCAACCTGAGTTTTGTCCTTTGAGTCAATATGAAAAAGAGCACGACCAGCGTACCAGCCTCGTAGAGAGAGATACCAAGCCAGTTGCTCACGAACAGAAGGCTGTAACCTTCGTCTCAATCTTTCGTCGGCAGCCCGAAGGATGCCAATTAAAAATTTTTCTTTAGCGTCATTAATCTCACGCATCTCTCTCGGCTCTTCGATATTAGGGATGCGGATAATAAGCTCTGCTGCCGACAGCCAAGAGATTATTTTATCGGCATAGGTGCGTGGCTCGTTAGAAGTATAGGACTCGTAGCCGTCACCAGCTTCATAAGGACGCATAATATACAGGTCATAGTCGTCCTGCATCCTGTCCCTGAAAGGATATGTCGCCTCACGATGAGCTTCAACAAGGTTAACTATTTCATCAGCAGTCTTTCTTACCAATGTTTCACCCTAATCTTCTTTCGTTCACTGGAATACCCATAACCGAATTGATGGATAAGTCCGTAAATGAGTGCTTTTACCCCATGATTATACTTATCTTCAGGAGTATTACCAACTATATTTCCGTCACGATCCATTTTCCATCTATAGGCTCTGGTCTGACCGTCAAAGGGATTAGGGCCAGCACCAAATTCTGACAGTACCCCCTTGCAATGACTGTCTATTGTCAGTCGTGGGTAGCCACTTAAAGGGTTAACCTTAAGGAAACTCTTCAGTCGCTCAGTACCATCATTGATAGCTATCTTCTGTGAGGCCATGTACAGCCCCGAATTGTGAAGCCAGACCTCTGCCGGAGCTGGCATAGCCTGATGCTGGTTACCAGCGATATCAATTACACCGTACTGAACATCCTGCCACCACGGTTTAGTCATAACAATATCTATTATTTCTTCGGTGACGAGGCCGATTTCGTAGACTTCATCGAAGACCCTGACGTCATCGTTGATGATCTGTACCGCTTCCACAGCATAACCCCCAGCATAGCCGGGATCAATCCATACATGAACAGGCTCACCGGGGACGTAATCAACTTCCTTCGAGTGGATTGACGCCCTGAACTCGTTGAAGACAAGTCCTCTTGGTGGCACTGGTTTCCCTTCGATCCTTTCCATAAAGAAATCATCGCTAGAAAATGCCTCCAGTCTTTTTATTTCTTCATCTTCCCTACCGCCGGGGTACAGATGAAAGTTTGAATAGCTTGGTAAAGAGAAGCTCTGCTGATCGTCTACTCCTGACTTCCACGCTGTGTAAGTTTGTGGATACCATCCAAGAGAACTCTCGAAGGTACCTCCAAGGAAAAGCCATCCTTTTTTCGGAGCACATCTCCCAACGAGCCTGTAAAAAGTCTCCAAGTCAAGCTGGGATGCTTCACAACCAACGATACCATTGGGTGCTCGCATAGCGAGTGTTCGTGGATCTTTGGCAGACTTGGTTTCGATTCTAGTTCCATCAGCTAATATAATCCTTCCGGGGTCTACCCTCTTAGTAACTTCAGCAAGAATACCTATCTTCGCAAAGTCCTCGGTAAGATATTCAAACTCTGCCCTAGTCCTTTCATAGTCAGCAGCGACCAGCCAGTAAAGGCCCGGACTCTCATCGTGAACAAACTTCTGAATTAAAAACTTAGACGCTACCATCGACTTCCCAGCTTGCTCACCACCAGCTACAAGAATGAATCTCTTGTTTGAGTTTAAAATTAAATCCTGTTCCTCTGTCGGAGTAAATCCTACAAGGTCAAAGACTGCAGAAGATATCTGTGTCATCAGTACTTCTTCTTCTTAGTCACCTTCTGACCAGTCTTCTTAGCATACTTCTTAGCAGCAGCCTTACCCTTGCTACTATATGAGAAATGTTTCTTCCCTACCTTTGGCATATGCAACTCCTTTATATCAACATTGCACTAGTTACATTGATAGTTTATAGCTAAAACTTATTACTTTTGCACGGTTTGCACTTTTGCGTATGCTACTAACGACAGATGATGTGTCGCTAATGTCAGTAACTTTCGTAAAACTTACTGCAACACTGCAACACTATTATTCTGAATCTAATATCTTCATCCCTAATGCAATAATACCACCAGTGCATCCAGTTACTACGGCAATGTACTCGTCCCCTGACTTCAACAAGGCTACAGTTGAGACTATCCCCAGTGTAGTAATAGATAATAATATCTGTGGCTTAATCCTCTTTAAAAAATCTCCCAATGTATTCCTCCGTTATGGCGGTATCCCATTTGGTCTATTCAAATTATAACCTTAAGGGACTAGCCGGAGGGGAACATGAAGTCACTCGCTGAAAACCCCCGACTAGTCCGACTACTTTTTCTTCTTATGCTTCTTACCACATCCGCAACTCTTACACATACGAGACTCCTTTTACAC